GTTGGCTTAAAAGAAAAAAGCCTCGATTTCTCGAGGCTTTATCTTTTATTGGTGCGGCTGGCAGGAATCGAACCCACGACCCCTTGGTTCGTAGCCAACGCATCTAGACATCATTATTTCGTTATGAATCATACACTTAGCTCCCAGTAATTGTACGAGATTCCAAAAATAAGTGGTCTTGTAACTCATTGATTATATTGAAGTTTTTAAAACTGCAAGGTACAAGTTCGTACAGAAATACTACCACTTAAATGGTACGATACCTTTATGGTAGTTTAATATTAAGATGATTTTTACTGCTTTTCAGCCCCAAACAATGAGCTGCAAAACAAGCTAAATGAGAGCTACTAAAAAGGTGGTTTTCAGCAACAAATACATGTTTTATTTTGACCATTTAGGTACTGAATCTCAGTTTAGCCCCCACGTATAGAGCTAACGCAAGAACCTAAAAGATGCTCAAACTACAACCTACGACGATGCTCAAGCCTGAACATTTTTCAGGCGGTGAGACGCAATTGAAAAGTGACGGTTTATCACTTGTTAAAAAAATTGATGCAAGTGTTAGAGACGAATACTGCCTCTCGATTGCTGACAAAAATACAGACCGCTTTACCGCTATGCGCGGTGACTCAACCGTAAAAATCAATCCACGACAAACAAGCGCTAAAACACTCACGACACTTATTGAACAAGCGTCAAAAGGAGTGGACAGATGGAGGCATCACATTACAAAGCGCAACTTTGATAGGAGTTGGAAACGCATTTATGACAGCGACTCCGATTTTGAGTTTCCGCAGTTTATAGAAGGTCAATGGTTGATTGCTGTTGTATACGACGGACGCAATCCCGTTGGATACTCAGAATTTGAAATAAAAATCTCAAAAGACAAAGGTACACGGAACTATCAATTCAAAGTTGACATTGAAATGATTTATGTTTTCCCTGAATTTAGAGGTCAGGGATACGGCATTGACCTCTCAGCCGCAAGTGCAATGATTTGTGGCGATGTATTTTTGGCAACCTACAAAGCTGTTCCCGCTCAAAGTTCTATTGGCGTTCAAGTTGAAGCTGAAATCCACACGGATGGAGGTAGATTGTTTGCCGATACCGTTAATCATCATCTAGCTTACAACTTTGAATGCGTAGAAGATTTCATCGGACGACGACCATCAATAAAGTTGAAAGAGTTTGAAGTAATAGACATGTTCTAACTGTCTAAATGCCAAGAAGTCTGACAAAGAGGCTTAGACGTTATTTCTTGTGACAAACATAAAAGCGCTCTTTGTCATCTTTTAGAACACGAATATTCTCAGCCAGTTCATCAAAAGCCAGTGCAAATTTTCGGACTGATTTTTCTACACACGATTCTGCGTAGAGGCTAGTAACTCCAACCTTTCCGCACAAAACCAACTCTTTGTCCGCATAGAGTGCTTTTTCGCCCAAGAGCCTCAATCCAACACCAGAGCAAACATAGTCGCCCTCAAGAGCAAAGGCAAATGAGCAGGACAAACAAAAAATAATGGTTGAAAGAATACTTTTCATAATCACTCCCTTTTACTTAACTTTGGCTTCCACTATTCACTAGACAAAAAGGTGGTTGCCAGTGGTGTAAATGTATCTCAACTCAATAACTGTCTCTATTTGACCACCCTGTCTAACAAGACGACCGCCTGACACGCTGCAAGCTGCCCTGCTACTTGGTCAGCGTCTGCGGCAAGGGAGACAAGAAAGTCTCCATCCTTTTCTGAAAGTCTGACTCTCGTTTGACCATCACCTCGGCTGGCGGGGGTGGAAGCGTCACGCTCGGCACTTGGACAAGCTGGGGCGGTGACGTTGACGAACATCCCGCGACTAGCATTAAGAGACTGAAGCCGAGTTTTTTCATCTTGTTGCACCTTGAGTTTGGATTCGTAGACCGTCCCGATACCCGCTATTCGGGCTTGCATGGCGTGCTCAGTGGCAAGCACCTTTGCATTGCCGTCAGCGATAGCACTGGCTAAAGCGACAGCGCTGGACGCCCTCTCAGCATCCCACTCCCCTTGCTTGAGCTTCGAGCCAAGATGCCACCCTGAAAAGAAGACACCCAGCAGCAATCCACAAATGGCGAGGAGCTTGTAGGGGGTAGTCATTGCTTTTTGTTGGTGAACCCAACTCGGTTCTTCAAGTCATGGCAGGTTTGACAGCGCCACTGGGGTGCGCCTTTGCTGTTCTTGCCTTTGACGTCTGCAGGTCGCAGCCGACAAACCTGACACGTTGGCTTCTTATCAGTCATTCAATTCTTTCGTGGGAAGCTCATGTGGTGAGCCTGTCAGGAAGCTGGGGGAGCACTTGCGTCCTTGGTGGGTTCAGTATCTTTCTTGGCAAAAAGAGCTGCGCCATGCGCTGCAGCAACGATGCCGACCGATTCAGCGAATTCTCTGAGTCCAAGAATTCTGCTTGTGTAGGCATTCCAAACCGCTCCTCCTACCAAGACGGTAAAGGATATGACCCAACTCCAGCGGGCAATGTCATGGGTTTCCCCATCCTTGCCCGTCAATAGTTGGGTTAGTAGCTCATTCACTTGTTGCCCTTGTAGTCAAGACTGAGCATGATTTTGAGCTGTGTATCCGCAATTCCCTTGACCATCTCCTTGAGTTCAGAGTGGGAGGCATCGTTGTCTTGTTTGAAGTCCAGCAGCAATTCACGCAGCTCAGTCTTCAAGACGTATTTGGTGGGCATGTCAATCTCAATGTTTTTGACATTGGCGAGGATTCGGTTCTCTGAGGCAAAGAAGATGTTGACCCACCACATGAACCCACCACCTACCACGGTGATGACAAGAGCTACAAGCGCGATGATGTTTTGTGTTTCCATGATGGTCTTTACTGTGCAGTCCCTGCGATGCTGAATGCGATGTCCGCAATGCCAAATAAATCTGCTGGCGTGATGATTGAGAAGGTGTCACCGATAGCAAAGGAGGTTGCGGTTGCGGTCAATGTCACGACGCCAAGGGTGCTGACATTTATCGTGCCGAAAGAGACTCCATTCTTGTCAACACTGAAGCTCATTGGTGAGCTTGGATTGATTGCAAAGGTCAACGACGTACCTGCTAAGTCAGTGGGCAACAAGAAGCCGTGTGTGGCGATGTAGGTGTAGATTGGCGAGTTGATGGGTGGCACGCCTGATACAAACGTGCTCAAGAAAAACGGCACATGATTTCCCACGTTGGTGATGGTGTATGGGTAACCCGCAACAATATCTAGACCCTGCACGGCATTGCCAATGACGTTGAATGCGGGCAACTTGACATAGATTTGCTGTCCGCTTGTGAAGGTCGTTGGGAATGTGTAGCGCAAAACATTCGAGTCAAGCCGTGCGAATTGCGTTGCAGCTAAATGCTCTGCGACGGTCGTGCCGTAAGCGCCACGGTAAAGGGAATAGGCGTCATAAAGTCCATCCCCTACTTGGTAGGCATCTCTAAAGGACAGTAACTCACCATCCACATAGGAAAGCGACCTGAAGGCTTGGGCATCCTCTGTTGAGTAGCTTTGAAGCGAGCCACTGGTCGTCAAGTTGACTGACAAGGTATTGGTATCGTCGGGATTAGCGCCCACATAAGTTGGCAGCGTCGCAGTAAGAACACCAATGGGTGAACCACCTGTTATTGAACCAACGTAGCTGTATGTGTTTTCTCCATCGATGGAAACCCAAACTTGGCATCCACCCCATGTGCCCGCTGCACCACCTGCAGCTACCCAAACTTGAGCACCCACATTTTTAATCAATGAATATGGAGGTTCAAAGATAACGGGCGTGAATGTGTCCGTGGGTGGTGTGTACCCTGAACTCTGAGTGGCTTCGGAGACTTGGGTGTTGTAGTCGTAGGCGTATTGAACGGCTTGCAAATATTCTTCAGCTTCAAATTCAAGAATGCCATCGGCATCCTCTGTGATGCTGAGAATACGAACGGGTAACTGATTCAGTCCCATGTCGCTTTGCGTGAGGGTCACAATGTCCATTGGTTCGAGGAGCACATACTCCCAAGCCAGCTTGAAGGTGAAATGATTGCGGACGTATAGACCACGGTTTTTCATCAACTCAACGCACAAGCGACCAATCTCAGGGGTAGAGATGAAACTTGCTTCGACTGCAGGTGCTAACCGTATTCCGATGGAGTAGACGCTTGCCAAGTCCTGAGACTCAACTACCGCATAGTTGTACTCGTTGTTTTTATCGAGAACTTTTAATTGGTAGGTGTTGTAGCAGTCCAGTGAATCAGGACGACTAATGATGATGGGGTCTTCATCCCCTGAGACGATGAAGTCAGAGTCTCCAAGGTTGTATTCGACTATGTTGTCGGGCACATAGTCGATGCCACCATAACTCAGAGCAACGTCACCAAAGGGTTTGAACTTCAGCTTGCCTTCGCTCCAAAAAACTGCGGTATTCGTTACAGCCAACCAATTGGCTAACGTCTCGCGGGCAGGTGCTTGCTGTGAAAGCAAGACTGAAAAACCAATGTTTTGAGCTTGGGTGTAGTTCGCGTAACTATTTGGCGAATTCATCAAACTAGCCGTATCGAGACTAGCCGATGGAAAGCCAGCGCCGTAGCGAGAATTGGTTAAGAAATCCTGAATCACATCTGCTGGGTCTGCATCTCCCCCGATGTCATTTGGATTGATTCTCGTTAAAGCATTGGGAAAGCCACCGTAAGGATTATTGGAATCTAAAAGCCAAACATAGGGATAAGTGCTGTCCGTACTAAGAATGAATGGGTAATACAGACTGCCATCACTTTCACTACCCAAATCTAAGGAAAACACCTCTGTATTGGTTGACAACGCGTATGCTGTGATAACAATGTGATGGTTGTCGTTATAGCCAGTAGACCAAAACCAATCACGGTAGGAATCGTAAGAACCCAAATCACCATAGTCGTAAGTGCCTAGCTGTGGGACTAACTCAGCACCAAAAGTCATGGAGTCAAGGCTAAATATTCCAAGCCTTGATTGGCTGAAATGAGAACTAGTGACAATCAAATTATTTCTAGCTACGTCAATTCCTTTTGCCTCAAAGTCAGTTAAAGCGGTAAAAGTTCTTACGTTCGTAATTGTTCGTGCTGAGAAGTCAAACTTGAGCAGCATCGAGATTGAAGTTGGATAAACGCCTGTTGTAGAAGTACACCAACCAAAGCCATTTGCATCAAGCCATGAATAGTCATGCCCAGTAAGGGGCGGTGTCAATCCCACATAAGTAAATGGCGTTAAGGCGAATGTCACCTTATCCATTTCGCAAAAGGTGGCGACCCTTGCGTATTGAGTTCCTGTGTAATGCCAACCGTAGAAGCCACCACCGCCATTGTTATAACCACCTGTAGAGGTGTGCGCGTTGTTTGGATTAAAGGTATTGAATTGATTTGGAGTGTGCCAATGAAAGTGCGAAATTTCTTCGCCTGTAATAGGGTTTAACTTGTAAAGAACAGTTTCTTCAACGGTATTGCTATGCTGACAAAAGGCATGTGCCCAAATGCAATTTTCAGAATAATCGTATTGGGCGGCAGCCCATTGGTCTACAACAACAGCATTAGTGAAATATGAAGTCAATGAAATGTCAGTCAACTTACTTGCGTTGATACCACTCCAGCGATTTATGACAATTGTTCCGATTGGTGGAGGTGTCGGCGGGGGGTCTGTGTATTCAGCAATGTAGCCCCAAAATTCTTGGGCTTCGGGGTTGTAAGTACACCAATCGACGTCTGAGTAATAGCGTTTGAATGGTGTTGCTCCATTAACCTCAAACCACAAGACGGGCAAATTTGGCGACGTGCCCAAGTCAAATGTTGCGTTTGCAAGGTAGGCAAAGTTCTTGTAGTTGAGTGCTGCTTCAGGATGGGCACTGTTCAAGTAATTCCAAGCCGCTTGATTGGAGTCGCCATAAAACTCAGTGAAGCCTAAATCTTGCACCGTTGTTTTACCTGCACCTGTCCAAGCAGCTCCGTATCCATGAACCTTTCCCTCACATTGACCTAGCGTTACACCTGTGGTGTAGGTGTAACTGACAAGCGTTGTACCTCCACCTTTACCGCCAACTTCTTGCTCATGACGAATGGCAGTGAAGTCACCGTACCAAGTCAAGTTTGCTGAGACTTTGGTCTTGCCATAAAGAATGGGGATGGGATAGCCCTGCGATGAGCTTTGAATGTTTAAGGCACTGGCAGCAGTGGGTTCTGCAGTTTTCGTTCCCCCATAGAGCCAACTAAAGAAGCCACCCATCACGCACCTTTCGCGGGGACATCCCCGAATGGGTTGAAAGCCTTAAGCTCACGACCTGTAAACGGGAGTTGCCCCAAGTCGCCCAGCGTCACCATGCGCTCTTTCATGTAGGCGTGAATAACAACAGACCCCTCCACCACAATTGCAGAATGTGAGAAGGTTCGCCCTAGCTTCATCAAGATGATGTCTCCGCTTTTAGCATCTCGAACGGAAATTTCTTTGGCAAATGGAATAAGTGTTTGCAGATACTTTTCTTCCGAGTGATGCAAAAACCAATCACTCGAATAAGGTCTTGGGTCAAACTTTTTTAAGACACCGACGTTGCCATACGCCTCAATCAAAAACATCGCGCAATCGACGCCTACGCCCTTGATGTTGCTTTGATGGTGATAGGGTGTGCCCTTCCATGTGAGGGCTTCAGCGACCACGGCAGCACGTTGTTCGGGGGTATCCATTAGAAGGCTTTCTCCGCAGCGGGCACGAAGGGAAATGCCATCATGTTTTCTAAATTGTTGAACTTGTTGATGCAGGTTGCCTTTACCTTGTCGCATCCAGCAATGGCATTGAATGTGTCTCCAATTTCAGGGACATAGGACAAGGGGTAGGAGAGAACCAAACTGCCACCCGTTGACTTCTTGATAGTGCGCGTTTCATTCAAATTCAAACCGCTTGTGAAGCTGACTGCACCTAAGTCGAAAAAGTCCACTGTCGCACTAGCCCAGTTCAGCAGTGTCTTGGTTGATGCCGCCTCAGTTGAACCTGCGTAGAGATATAGGTTTTTGTTGACTTTGCATTGGTTGTCGTAGAGGACGTTCATGCAGCCAGCTTGATACAAGCGCTTTGGCATTGAGACGTCAAGGATTGCCAAATCTGATTTCACCTTCATTTGTGCAGTCAAGCGCCCAATGGAATCAATCGTGGACACATAGCCCGTGAAAAGTAGCACCTCCCCCACGAATGGACTTGACCAATCAAGCGCATAAAGTCGTGAGCGCGTGATTCGTGCCAAATCAAATGCACCGTTTCGAATCGAGTCCATCACGGGAATGGCGTTGACCAGCATGTCGCGTGAGGCAGTGATGTCTATGGTCTGCTCATCCACATCCAAACCAATGGAGAGCTTGTAGACCAAGCCACTTAGCTGAAGGCTGGTACTTGAGTAGAAAACACCGTTGTAGGTGAAGCTGCTATCGGATGAGGTGACATGGAACTGAGTGCCGTCTGTGAGCACGATGTCATAAATATCGACCGTGACAAATTGCTTGTTGGCAGCAAGAATATTCTTGAACGTAATAGTCGCTGTCTTCATATCTTGGTCGCATGAAGGGAGAGCTTTTTCAGCTCCCATAGTTGATACATGAAGTTCGAGTAGTCCTGCGAGTCATCGCCAAACCGCACTCGGTAAAACCATGTGTAAGTTGCTTTGACGTCTGTGCCTATTGGGGGGGGAACGGTGAAAGTAATTTGATTCGTACTGTTCAAAGTCCAGCCCGACATTTGCTGCGTTGTCACTCCACCCGTGGTGAAGAACACATGCAAAGAGGAAGGTAAGCAATAGCCAACGGGTTCAATGAATCCACCAAATGTCTTGGTAGTCTGAAAATTGATGTTGATGCCGTCCCCTGCTCCCAGTGTGTACAGAGTGACGGTATTGAGTTCACTGGGGTCAACAAAGAGGAATGAATCAAAGCATCCTCTGCGTGCCAAGTAAAACCCCATCAAGGTTTGAAGTTCCACGTTAGTCGTATCTGCTCGCAAGAACTCAAAGCTCATGTCCCATTCCCAAACGGGATTGGCGTAGTTGCTGACACGGATTTCCTTGCCACTCACATATTCAGCGACTTTTGAGGAAAACTTGGGGCGCTTGACTGCGTTCCAAGTGATGCCCTTCATGGTGGGGAAGTAGGTATCGCTCACGATGTCCTCATGCTGTGGTTGAGTTGCATACCGTTGCGGGAGGCTTGGTTAAGGGCTTGTACCAAGCTACCTTTGTTTTTAGCGAAGAACTTCTTGACCGAATCCGCATCCATCGCTGAGACATGGAAGTTCACGGGACTGCCTCCACCTCCTCCACCACTTGCCATGTTGCGAATGACATCGGCTTGGCTTGCGGGAAGCACCATCTCTTTAGCGTGGAGCTGTGCGACGGGGTTAGTACCTGCAGGGATGTCATAGCCCCCTGCTGCTGAGACGCCCCCCATTGCGCCTTTAATGAGAGCCATCGTTGCAGCGAATACACCTGCCACCATCGTCCACCCAACAAAGGGGATAGATGCCACTGAAGCGGCTGCACCTGAAGCGCCCTCGGCTGCGTTGGCGCTTACCACGGCGGTTGCCTCAGTCGCCTTCACCGCAGTGGTGGTGGCTGCAGACGATGCCATTAGTCCTGTCTTAATTGCAGCGTAGGTCTTGGCAACACTCACCTCACCCATTTGCTCGGCAACCCAGTGCGTTGCCATCTTTGCCATCGTATCGATGAAGCTGGCGATGATGGACTGAAGCAAATGCTTCATGGCGTTTTCCAAGGTCAGCGTTCCTTGAATCATGCCCTGCACTGAAGCACTGATTGCATTCGTGATGGGCGCGAGCATTCGCTCATTGGAGGCGACAGTCTCTTTGACGACGTTCGTTTGAAGTTTCTGCAATGCAAGTGCGTGTGTTTGATAAATCTCAAGCACCTTATCCAATTGCTTTTGCTTCTCGACGGGGTTATCAGGGTCGAGTTCAGCCAAGGTGACGCGGGCAGCTTGAGCTGCAGCGATGATTTCGTAGCGCTGATTCTCAAATCCAATTTGAGCCGTGAGGTCTTCGAGCTTTGTGCGCTTGCCCGACTCCACCATCGTCTTGCTGGCTTCTTCCTCGATTTTGATTTTCTCAAGGGCAAACTTTTCGTTGAATTCGACCTCCTCTTTAGCCAAACCCTCCCTGTCCTTCAAAGCCTTCTTGTTTATCTCCAGCTTGTCCATTGCAATCGTCTTGTCAATGGAGAGCAAGTCTTGTTGGGAGAGTTTGTGGGTGGCTTTGATGTTTTGCCAAAAGGCTAATTCATCGACCTTGCCCATCTCTCTGAGGTTGTGCTCGCCTTCGTATAAGAGTTTGGCTTGAAGCAGCTCCTCCTCAAACTGAGGCATTTGACTTTTTTCTTGCTTATCTTTGACGTCTTTTTTGTCTTGATGGTTATAGAGCTTGTTTCCACCTGCGGGCATCCGAGCTGTGCCTGTTCCACCGCCACCACCTGTGACGTCGGCAACAACGTCTTTCCACATATTCTTAGCATCGGCAACAATTTTGTTCATGCTCTTGTGAGCGATGTTTTGCATCTCTTGCCATCCAGCTTGGAATGACTCAATGACTTTTCCATCAAAGCTCAACGCGTGATAGAGAGCTAACGCCATTGTTTTTGCTGCAGCTACCAAGACCGAGAAACTGCCAATCAATACATCGACAGCCATAGTGACAATGTTTGCGAATGCTGAGAACAGTCCACCTGCAATTTGAATTGACACATTGAATGCTGGCATCAAAACTGTGGCAATTTCAATGATTTTTTCAGCAAACTTCACCAAGACGGGAATAACGACAGCTCCCATTTTTTCCATGAATGAATCGAATACGACTCCCAGCTCATTCATCTTGAGTTGATAGGCACGCACACCATCGAGCGCTTCACCGCTCATGACATCACCCAATCGAGCGGCAACCTCTGCACCTCGCGCCATTGATTCGTTGGTGAGCTGGTTTAGCTTGTAGGCATCTTGAGCGCTGCGACCGAAAATCGCCATCGCTGCGGCATTTCTGTCAGTCCCTGCAGCGTAGGTCATCATGGTGGCGACACCACTTCTGAGTAGGTCTTGTTGGCTTAAAAGATGACCATTGCCATCACGGGTTGTCATCCCCAGCTTTTTCAATCCATCCTCATTACTTCGGACTTGCCTGTCCATCTTCATCGCCATGCCCGTGTATTCTTCGCTTCCTATTCCTAAGAGCTTGAGGGTGACGTTGAGTTCAGAGGCTTTGTCTGAAGCCATGCCAAAGCTGTTCATCAAGCCTTTGACTTCTTCGGCTTCATCAACGGTTGCATTGATAACTGCACCCAGTGCTTTGTAGGCTGCAATGATTGCCATGATGGGCAAGAGCGCTGCGGAGATGGCTGCACCCATTCCTGTCATCGCGGTGGAGACAGTAGACGCCATGCCTGTCATGGAGGCTGAACCTGTATCAGCGCCTGTCTTTAACTTCTCTCCCATGTTGGAGAGACTTGCACTCATTCTGTTGAATGCGTCTTGGACGGCTTTGGATGCCGTTTCTGTGCCTTCGGTCAGTCCCGATGTGTCTGAGGAAAACTTAACGACTAGGGGGTCAATATCTGCCATTTAGGTTCTCGTTTGGGGAAAGCTCGCCATCAATGCTTCAACATCTTCAGGCTTGTTGGTCACTACCTCTTTACCGAATCCAAAATAACCCGCTATCAATACATGCTGCGGAGGAAAGCGCTCTGAGTAAGCGTTGAAAGCGTTCAGCAAAGGAAAATCGAACTGGGACTTCACCTCATCAATCCCCATGCCCGTCGAGAGCATGAGATGGATGTAGAGTTCATTCCAATTTAATTCGCCTGTGCCTTCTCCTCCGCTGCTTGCTTTTTTCGCGCTAATCCTGATACGTCCATCACCGCAGCCACTACGCCCTCCATGTTGGAGACATCCACTAAATCATTGGCGACGTCATCGCGTGTGATTTCAGGGTAATTTCTCTGCAAAGCATGGGTCGTCAAATCCAATACGAAAACAATGCTTTCGTTGTCTAAGCCACCTTTGAACGTCATGATTCGCTCTTGGAATTGCTGAATCGCACCCAAGCTCAACGGAGGGACAGTGAGAACTCTCCCATCCGCAAACTCGACTTTGACTCCTGCGTATTTCACGATGCCTGACATTGAATTCCCCTATGGATACTATTTTGGTAGTGATACTGAGCGTGAAAAACTTAACGGTCTGTTGTTGCCCAAGTCAGCGCATTGCCTGAAGCGTCAGCAAATGCGGAGAAGTCGAACTCCATCACTTGAAAGTCATCGAGCTTGGTAGCAAAGGACATCTTGGTGGAGATGCAATTGTTCAAAGTCAGGGTCAACGACTTGCCGTTGTAGGGCATGTAGAGGTCAGCTTTGAAGGTTGGTGCATAGCCCATCAATACGTTTGATACAGCGCCTGTTGTTGCTGTGGTGCTCACTGCGGTGTACTGATAGTTGATGTAAACCATTTTTGCCGTGTCTGCAGTGGCAAAGAGGTAAACACCCAAAGCTGAACACGCATAGCTGCCTGTGGTTGGTGTACCTGTGACGCGTGTCATTGGTAGACCAGTTGCATCGCGCACGCCCAAGTCCTTAGACCAAACGCCTGAGTTCGGAGGAGTTGGTGTAACGGTGAATGGAGTGATTGGCACTGCGATGCCAGTTGTATCGTAGACATCGGTGATGATGCTGTTGGTCATGGTTTGACCAAAGAACAAACTGTTGATGAGCGTGCCGTTGAGTTGGGCGAACTTCGCCTTGCCAGCAATCTTTGCTTTACCGCGACCGACAGCGACGGCAAATTGGTTTTGACCGTACAGCTCTTTGATGTCGCCACTAATATCGACTGAGCAGTCTTGCAACGTGCCAAATTGCACGGGCGTTGGAATAGCGATAGCCGTTCCAGTTGCATCTGTAAGGGGTGTACCCCATAAAACTCCGCTACCAAAAGTGAATTGACTCATTTGAATCTCCTAAAAAATTAAGTTGTGACTTGCATGGTGATGGGAACGACCGCAATCTCTTGATCACGGAAGAAGA